CTAATCGGCTACAGCCTGTTGGGTTTCCTCGTCCTCATTTCGGCTTTTCTAACCCTATTGCCGTTCGGTTTGATGGTCGTGATGTTTGGGCTCGCCTCGGCTGGTCATGGCCTTTAGATAAAACCGGTGTCCCTAGGTCGCCGTCTTCCCCTGTAGCGCTCGCGCGTTATTTAACCAAGTACATCTCTAAAGAGAGAGGAGTTGCAAGATGCAGAATGAGTCAGAACTTTGGTATCCAATCCCTGACCAATCGCCTGAAAACGCTCAGGATTTCGGAACTGACACAGCTTCAGACGTCCCGTCAAAAGTTCAGTTACCACACAATGACAATACCCAAAAGTTTGCTAAGGCAGATGACAAGGAGGACGTTGGCCCGTCGGATTCGGGACAGCTCGCTACCCTCCTGCATGAACGTATCGACCGAGATGATCGAGCTCGATCACTGGCCCGAGAAGCTGAGATTTGCAATGACTTTGATGACGCCGTTAGCGTTGTCTTCTCGGGTGCGGACGCAACCGCTGAGGCCCGACAGGCTTTTGCGCGATTTGACCCACGTGACCCAGATCCTCAGGCATTCGAGTTTCGAAACTTTGTATCTCCGGAATACGAAAAATACGGCTATTTTTAATAAACGTGTTCAGCAGGTTCTTGATAAGTACGAAATAAAGAATTATACTGCGTTTTCTTCTTCTTTAAATGTTTCTTCAAGTAGGAATTAATTATGAATGTTAATGCGGTTGTTGGTCTTTCTTGTCCTGAGTTTCCTGTTGAGCGTTATGCCAATGAATTAAGTCAGAATAATGAGTCTCCTATTTTGTCTTCTAGGTTGACGGTTATTTCTGAAAATTTGGATTTGCTAAAGGAACATTATGACGCTTCTGCGTTTACTGATTTGTCTTTAGATTTTGCTCTTGATGCTCTTTCTACTGTTTTGACTTTGTCTATTTCTGTATTGCGTTATAAGAATGTTGATCGTCCCTTGGTTGTAGATAATGTTATATATATGTTGCGCTATATTGCTCTTCATTATCCAGCAGATGAGTTTCCAGAGTTTTGCTCTAGTGTTCCACGTGAAACAAAAAACTCTAGTGTTCCACGTGAAACAAAAAAAGAGGGTTGATTTAATGGCTCAGTCATTTTCCCCGTCGTTTTCTACAGCCTTTCGACTTTTTCAGTCTTTGAAATTGCGCGAAGACCTTTTGCAGTCTTCTTCCCGTGAGGCTATGCGTGTGCTTAGTCAGTCGGATTTTTGGACGTCTGCCCAGCGCGGTGTATTTCGTCAGGCATTCGAAGGAGTCCTTTTTGAGTCGCTTGATCATCTTGCGCTTGCGCGTTTTACCCTGCCAGCTGAATATGTGGCTGCTATGATTGTTGCCTTTGTCCATCCGGTTAATCATCTGGCTGCTTGTAAGTGGTCTGAACACCACGGTGTTGATGCTGATTCAATGGCCATATCTGTTAACGAGACTGCTGAGTATGAGCCGTTTACTGCTCGCCAGATGTTTGCTATTGTCTGTAATGTTGTTGCACGGGCTGAGGATTCTGTTGGTCCGTCGACATTTGCCCCGAAATGCGATGCTGCTATTGCTGATCGTTTAGCGCCTGACATTTCATCGCTTCCTAACCCTGAAGAGGATGTAGCATGAGTTATAAACGTAGAGGTCGTGCGCCCACCCGTGGACGTCGTTATTCCAAAAATTGGCATGTGGGAGGTACCCGCTTGTGAGTCGTAGAACGTCTTTTGATCTCAGTCACTGGGCGTTCCCGTGTGCAAAGATCGGTACACTTCATGGAATAGGCGTGATACCCACTTTGCCCGGTGACTCTATGGACATTAACGTCCAGATGACTGTCAGACTGGCGCCATTACGCAGGGCGCTTTCTCTTGATGCGCATATTGATATGTATGCCTTCTGGATACCACATCGCCATTGTTATACCGGTCAGGGTGAAGATAATGTTTTTATAAAGTTCCTGAAGCAAGGCCTTGATCCCAATGGTTCGGTTACTCTTCCTTCTTACACCATGCCACACGAAGTCGGTTGCTTTGGTACTTCTGAAGTTAAAGGCGTTGTGCCGATGTGGCTTGCGAAAGGTTATGATCGCATTTATAACAGGTATTTTAAGCATCCCACTGATCCGGACAAGTCTATACTTGCTGTTGGTACCAATGAAGATAACCGGAAATTTGGTCTATCGTGTTGTTATGATAAGACCCTTTGGACTACTGGTCTGCGTTCGGATAAGAATCGTTCGAAATCGATGCATGACGTTAATGCGCCTGTATCTGGTGCTACTGCCAAGGTTGACGTGTGGAGTGTTGAACAGGTTAAGAATGCTTACAACAATATCGCCCAGCGTGACTGGTTCACCATACGTTATAGTGATTTGTTAAAACAGAGTTGGGGCTCCAACATTAATATTGATGTTGAACAGAAGCCCAAATTGCTTGGAATGAATCGTTCCTTTTTGTCCGGTTATGATGTAGATGGCACGGCTCCCGGTTCGCTCGGTCAGGTAGGCGGTAAGGCGTTTGGTCAGGCATCGCTTACTGTGCCTCGCGTTTTTATGCCTGAGCATGGTGCTGTCTGGTTGATGATGCTCGTTCGTTTCCCCACTATTCACACGTCTGAAACTCATCGACTCTTTCACGATGGTTCCCCTTCATATACTGATCTTGCCGGTGATGCTCGCATTGTTGCTGGTTTTCCTCCGGAAGAAATTAAAGTGAAGGATGTCTTCCATAGTGATTCCACTCAGTCACTTGGTTATCAGCCGTTCGGACAGCATTATAGATATCATCCAAACTATGTTCATAAACAATATGACAACTTGAATGGTTTCCCTTTTCTCGATGCCTTGCCCACGTCTGAAAATGATGCTCATTATATTCGCAATGATGAGTACGATCTTACCTTCCAGTCACCTGATCAGCTTGGACATTGGAATGCACAAGGCCATATCAATATAGATGCTAAGCGTGTCTATCCTGATTCTGTTTCTTCTATCTTCGTGGGTTAAATATGATACGTCCTGATCTTATCGGTCCAGTACCGCATTTTCCTGTTGTTAATCATACATCTGTTAAAACTCCGATTTTTGCTGTTTGGAAGTCTTTGCATTTTCCGTTTGCTTCTGAGGTTCTTGGTGTTGGTGAGTATCAGGAAGGTGTTTATTCTTATTCGATGGATTTGCCTGTTAATACGGCCATGCCTAATCAGAAGATGTATGCTTGCCATCATCGTATTCCTATGATTCCAGATGATAGCCGTCCGGGTTATCCGTTTATTCTTTCGGTTGATTGTCAATATAGAGCGGCTATTGATGCTTCTAAAGCCACTCCTCAAATTGATTTCTTTGCTGGTTTTGCTAAACAAGGTGGTGATGATGATGTTATTCGTTCTGCAGCTTATTTGCCTTGTACCCATGCTTCTGAAAATTCACCGTATAACGCGCTGACTGGTCACGGTCTTTCGACGTTCACTATGGCGCTTCCGCCTGCTGTTGAACAGCAGAAGGGTTGGTATGCCTGTCTTGGCTTTGCCTTCCGTACTCGTTCCGGTGCTTGCACATTTTGGTCTGTTGAGGCTCAAATGTCTGTCAATGTGCTATATCGTAATCGTCCGGTCTTCGATCCATCGATGGCCTGATTTCTTTCGTGGAGTAGCCCACTGGCCGCACTTAAGCGGTCAGTGTTCTTTTACTGCCCAATTCTAAATCTCGGGAGTCCATTATGCCATTTGGTATTGATGATGCCATTATTGCCGCGGCGATTGCTGCCGGTGGTTCTGTTGCCGGTTCTGCCATTGGCAAGGGTGCCGCTACTGGTTCTGATCTTAACCCTCGTCAACATCGTGAATTGTGGACTACACGTCTGCATTTTAATCAACAGTCTAGACGTCAGCGTAACGATCTCGCGGATTATGAACAGCGTCGTGCAAATTATCGTCAGGGTCTAGTCCGTAGATTCAATCGTTATCAGTCTATGTATGATGCGGGTACGTCTCGCAATATTCGACGTCAGGAATTTAATCAGACGCTTGGAATGAACAGTGAATCTTTTTGGCAACAACAGGGTTTTAATAAGTTAGCTAATAAGCAGCAGCTTGGTTTTAATTTGCTGGGTTTTAATCAACAGTTAGGTTTTAATCGACGTTCTTTTCAGCAACAACAGGGTTTCACTGGTCAGAATTTCTTACAGAATCAATATCTGGAAGGCATGCGCCTTAATACTGAGACTGCCGGCCGCGCAGGTCAACGTGGTATCGCTCAACGTCAGGAGCTTAATGCAATGTTTCCTGAGGCTTCTCCCTGGGATTTGATGGGAACTGGTCATCAGGCTGCCTCGGGTCAAGGTTTTTCTGGTGGTGCTGTACTTCCCGGTTATCCCTCTGCTCAATCTGCTAATAACGCTGCTGGACCTTCACCCAGTCAACAGCTTCGCGCGTCTGAAATGGCTTCTTCTGCTAAGATGGCTGCTATGCTGCTGCCTACGCCGGCCGTACAGGCTGCTCAGGCTGGTGCTCATGCGCAAATGTACTCATCAACGGTTCATGCAATGTCTGGCCTTGCTCAAGCTCTAATAGGTGCTCAGGCTCCGCTTAAACAGGCTGGTATTGCTGGTCGTAAGATGCCTTCAGAAATCGGTAGGAATGAATCTGAAATCGGTAAAAATAAATCTGATGTTCTTTTGAATAAGGATAAAGGATTCGAGGCTCGCCAGATCGGCAATGAACGTTCCGCTATCTCGAATGTCCATCAGGCACAAACAAAAAATCTTGGTTATAAAAATCGATATGCCAATAAATATTATAAGGGACAGGCTGATTATGAATCTGAAAGAACTATGCTTGGATATGGTCAGTTGGGTTTATCTGGTCTTGGTGTTCTACAGGCTAATAAATTGTTGAATCGTCTCGGCCGTACTCTTTATGGACAGTCTGATAAAATAACTAAAAAACTTTCCGCTGCTCGTTCTATAAAATCTTCTGTCCGGCCTTCAAAATCTACTTTTTCTGGTCTCGACCCTTGGGAGATTCCCGGGTCCTATTGATGAATATTCACCATCTTGTTAGAACTATTAATTTCTATGCGCCCACTATCAATCTTCTTTTGACTGCTGGCGCTCTTGTTGCTGCGTTGTTGTATATCTGAGATCGTAAGTTTTTGGCACTTTCAGACCCTGTAACATCTACTGCTGATTATTTCGAGGCTCTTCTTTATTCGACTTCGGACACCACGTTTTCATATGCCTTTCCTTGGTATCGCCTTTGGCGTTCTGCTGTTTCTCAATTGTCGTATGCTGATAAAGCCCTTCGTGCGCTTGAGATTGCTCCTGATTCTTTTCTGGA